TTAATGACGCAGGCCCTAAACAAGTATTTAAAGATAAAGATTTACAGCTTTTAATGTTTGAACAGCGAATGGAATTTATTCATAATGGTAAAGGAATGGGAAGTCCTACTTTTAGTAGTTCTTATTACTGCTACAATTTTTTACCAAAGCAGATTATAATGGAAAAAATGAATAAACCAACAAAGAGAGGTAAGAAAGATGATAATAGCAATAATAAATTGGAGAGTTAGTAATCAAATACCGTCGGCTTCTTATTTTTCAAAAACTTTTGAAATTGTCAGTGCGGCAGATTTTGATAGAAAAGCGAAGAAAGAACTTGAAAAAATATTAAAAAGAGAAGAAAAGAAAATCAGAAAAGATTGTGGAGATGAGCTTGTAGAGCTTAGAGTAAACAAATACTATTAAGGAGTTGGAATGTTAAAGTATAAATTTAAAGACAAAGTAATACGAATTTCAGATAATACGGCTTATTATCTTGATAGAGGATATCCAAAAGAAGTTCCAGTTGAGGTAGAAGATTTTTCGGGAGAAAATAAAGCATTAGCATTTAAAAGCGAAAATTCGAATGAAGCTTATGTTGTTCTCCCTTATGGAAGAAAGCCAAGTATTAGATATAATGATGGCAGATTTGAATGGAATGGTTTTGAATTAATAAAAAAGACTGATTATAGAGAACTTGAAAGAAAGGAAGAATAAATGGTAGGAACAGATTATATTAAAGACAAATATCCAGGAGACTGGACAGATTTTGAAGTTGAGGCTTTTGCTTTTAATGATGGAAAGAAACAGGCGATAAAAGAAATTCTTGAAGCTCTTGGTGAAGAGTTTTTACAGAGTGATGATTTTTTTGCTGAAACTATTGATAGAATGAAAGAAGAAATAAAGCAAGATAATGAAATTTTTGCTTAAGGAGTAAAAAATGGACATAGGTAGCGGAACAGGTTGGCCCTCTTCTGCATTAAGTAATTTCGCTCCACACCCTTTTGAGATTGACGGAATACAGTGCAATTCGATGGAGGGTTTTTTGCAGTCCTTAAAGTTTAACAACCCTGAAATGCAGAAAGAAGTTTGTAAGATGGTTGGTAAGCAGGCTAAGTTTAAAGGAAAGAAAAAGAAGTGGTGGAGAACACAAACATTATTTTGGCAAGGACAAGAAATAAAAAGGGATTCGCAAGAATACCAAGATTTAATAACGAAGGCTTACAATTGTCTTTTTGAAAACGAAGGTTTTCAAAAAGCATTGAGAGCAAGTCTTGGTTGCGTTCTTACTCATTCAATGGGTAAGAATAAAATAACCGAAACAGTCTTGACAGAACGAGAGTTTGTTGGACAATTAAATAGATTGAGAGGAAAATTGTAATGAGTGAATTTGAAGATGAATTTTTAACAGAAGTGGAAACTACTATAAAAACTCAAAAAGCAAAAAGAAAGAAGGGCATAAACTCTAAGAAGAAAGGAAACAATAATGAAAACGAATGTAAGAAAATCTTGAATGAAAGATTTGACGGGGTTGCTATTTTCCAAAGAACACCAAACTCTGGAGCATTTGTTGGCGGACAAAACTTTTACAGAAAAGAGCAGCTTAATGAAGAACAAAACCTTTTGTTTGTTGGAGATCTTTATTGCAATAGAAAAGATTTAAAGTTTACAATTGAACATAAGGCTTATGCCGAAGCAAGTTTTTGGGATTTGTTTAACGAAAGTTCTGACTTGCACTCTTGGATGAAACAAGCAGAACACGATGCGGAGTCGGTTGGAAAGCAGCCAATGCTTATTGTAAAATATAATAATAAAAAAAGAATTGTTTATTTGAAAAAAGATTATATTGATTCATTGGAAGGTGTTAGTAATATTGACTTAGAAACAGTTTTTTCACATAATGGCTGGAATTGTTATTGGCTTGAAGATTTGTTAAAAGAAACAGATAGCTTCTTTTTTGAGGAGGAAAAATAATGGCAGATAAAAAATCTTGTGACCATATTGAAGTTTTCATGGAAAGTTCTATTTACGAATTAAGAGACTCAATGAATTTATGGTTAAAATCTCATCCAGATTTTTGTATAGACCAAATGACAATGACAGAAAAGGGAGGATATTATTCTGTAGTTTGTGATCTTTGTCTTAGAGATGAAGAACCCGAAGAAGAGAAAAAAGATTTGACAGAAGAGCTGCTAAAAGGTTTAATTGGTGCGGTTAATGAATTAACTGATGCTGTTAAAAATATTGACAGAAAAACAGAAAATAGTATAATGTAGAAATATGAGTGATACATTAGAAGAACTACAGAGCATGATAGAAGATAGAACATTTTTAAAGTTCGATTCAGAAACAGAAGAAAAATTAATAGTTGGATATTTCTTTAAAGACCGTTCTACATTTCTTAAACTAGCACAATATTTAGTAACAAAGAATTGGAAAAAGAATTCATTTTTTAATGATAATAAGTTGCAGTTTTTGGTAAACGCTTGTTATGCTTACAGTAATGCATACAAGCGAATGCCAACTGAGGACGTAATCTATTCAATGGTAGAAAAAGCACCAAATATGGATGATTACGTTAAAGACCAAGTAAAAAAACTTTTTAAGTCTTTAAAAGATAAAGACTATTCAGAATATTCACCAGATTATATTAAAGACCAAGCAGTAAACTTTATCAAAAGAGAACGCGCGATTGAAGCCACTTATAAATGCGATGCTGAAATTCAGGCGGGCAATTATGACAGTCTTGATAAGATTATGCGTTCAGCAATAAATGTAAATCTTGATAAAGACTTGGGTACTTCAATTAAAAACGTAGCAGAAGTTCTCCCAATGATTCAGGAAACTCACGATGATAGTATGGGATGTACTTGGGGTTCTAAAACTCTTAATGAAAAAATTGGTAGAATACAGCCTGGTGAAATTGCAGTTCTTGCAGGTTTGCCTGGTGCAGGTAAAACAGCATGGCTTGGACATCTTGGCTTGGCTTCAATGAAAGAGAAAAAGAATGTAATTATGTTCTCTTTCGAAGTAAACACAAAACGTCTTTCGGCTCGTATTTATAAATCTTTGTTTGGTGTAGATACCAAAGCACTTTTGAATATGACACCAGAAGAGGCTGCTAATGGTTTACAAGATCCAGCACTTGGCGATTTCAGATTAATTCAGAGACCTGCAAACACTTGTTCTTCAAACGATATTTCAGCAATTCTTAATGACTTGGCAACTTATCACGGCTGGAAACCCGATTTGATTTTGGTAGACTATATTTTGATTACTTCTACCAACGACAAGAGAAAAGATTCAAGTGATACTTTTAAATATTACAAAACAGTAACAGAGGAATTAAGAAACGTTGCTGTAGAGTTTGACTGTCCATTAATTACTGCTTGTCAGTTGAACCGTGAAGCTATGGGTGAAAAGGGTGGTTCTAAGAAAGTTGTAACTTCTAAGGATATTTCTGAATCTCGTGGTGTACTTGATACAGCAGATTATTTGTTGATTCTAGAACAAACTGAGGAAGAAAAGAAAGATGGTATTTATAGATTAAGAGTTGATAAGAACCGTAATGGTGATAATGCTTTTGTTGTTCCATTTGCTATTGATTGGACTACAATGAGAATTAGCGAAACAACACTTGACAGAACTAAAAAAACTAAGTAGACTAAGGTAGGAGAAAAAGATGGCATTTGGCGAGGCTAAACAAGTTTATTGCGTAGAAAAAAATGAAATATTTCCTTCTGTATCTTTTGTAAAAGAGAGATACTGTTCTAATGTTTGGATGGCTATCCAAGATTCAAAAAGAACCGCTGGCGGATATCATTGGAGATATGCGACAGACGAAGATTTGAAAAAAGGAAAAGAAATAAATCCAGACGATTATCCAAAAAGGGAAAAAAGTACAAGAGTAATGAACCCGCTAAACATTGGTGATGGTGAAGCACAACCAATGGCAAGGCGCGGTTGGTCGAACGAAGAAATCGAAAGATGGAAGAAGGCTAAAGAGATTGCAGATTCAATGACTAATTATCTCAACCTACTTGAACAGATTTTTACTTCCCCTATGAGTGAAGAAGAAAAGATTGAAAACTTTAATGTTGCAGCATTGTATGTTGGAAAATTAATGGTCTCTTTCTGTGAATTCTGCGAAACTCAGGAAATCTATGTAGAACGTGGTGTTCGTGGCGGAAAGCTCAAGAAAAGAACTACAGAAGAAAATAAAGAAGATGACTACGAGTATGTAGAAGAGGAAGGAGAGTAGGATGAAGTACGAACTGACATTAAGAATTGATGGCGGCGAAAGTGGAGAGAGGAGTCAGAAAATCTCAATTGAAAGAGAATTTGATGACGAGAAGTTATTTACTTGGCCAGTATTAACAGAAGCGTTTGTAGATCTTATAAAGAGCGCTGGGTTTATTATTAGCGAAGAAACAGAAGATGTTCTTTGTGGTATTAATGGGCTTAACTCACCAGATCTTGCAAAAGCCCTTCAAGAGTACGAAGAAACGACAGAACCGACAGACTAAGATTGACTATTTTACAAACCTAGGTTATAATTAACCTAGGTTTTTTTTATGGAAGAAAATGAAATTTATGTAGACGATTTTTCAGATGAAAGTTTTGCAGAAGCTGAAAGAAAACAAAAAGAAAGACAAGAAGAAATAGACCGAGAAATAGATTTATTGTTAAGTTTACTTTAGAGGTTTTATGGAAGAAAGAGAAGAAGAAAAAAAGATTTTGTCAGGTATAGTTAAAGGCTTTACTCAAAAAGAAAAGAAAGATGTTACTGTACCATTAGTAGTAGCAAATATTCCAAACAGAGATAATATAATTTATCCAACAGATGTTTTAAAAAAAGCAATTGAGGCTTATAAAAAAGAAGGTAGTAATCTTTTATTTGGCTCAACTT